AAAGGGAAATACCAATGAGCGATTTCATCATGCCCAAGGCCGAATTGGGCGACTTCGTCCTGTACCAAGCCCATGAGGGTGCCAAGCCGGTTCCGGCCTTGGTCACGGATGTCTCTGCCAGGACGCTGACGCTGTGGGCCATCGCCCCCGGCTACGGTGGCACGGAAAAGCCGTCCGTCCACCATGTCGATGACCCGGGCGTGAATGAGTTCCCGGCGTGGAAGTCCTACGGTTTTTGGCAGCACAAGCCGGCTGGGCAGCTTGCCATCCTCTCGGAACGTGTCGCCATGCTGGAGAAGCGGGCGGAAAAGGACACTAAGAAGTAGGAGCGTTCATGGCAGAAACATCCCAATTCGACGTAGATGCGGTGGCTGCAATGCATGCCAGCGGCATTTCGCTAACCAAGATCGCACGAATGCCAGGAATGCCCAAATCTGTCCACTCGCTGTCGCGGGCGCTGAAGGCTGCTGGTCACACGGTAAAGCAGTACAAGGGCATCCTGAAAGACCTCACTGATGAGCGATTAATTGCGCTGTACCTAGACCAGGGGTTTAGTTGCAGGGAGATAGCTGCGATTTTTAATTGCAGCACAAGCCCAATCAAAAATCGCGTGCGCGGTCTCGGAATCTCTAGGCCGACAGGGTGGGCTTTGCGAGGCAGCAATAATCCGTTCTGGAAGGGCGGCAGGCTTAAAAGCAGTGCTGGATATGTGCATTTGCTAAAGCCCGGCCATCCGATGGCGTGCCGAAAGGGCTACGTGTTAGAGCATCGCCTTGTGGCCTCAGAGCATCTTGGCCGCATGCTTGGCCGCAAGGAAGAAGTGCATCATTTGAACGGCATTAAGGACGACAATCGATGGGAAAACCTCGTTGTTGTCCAAAGTGGCAAACACCAGAAACTGCACGCTGACCACAACCGCAAGGTGTGGGCCTTGCAAAAGCGCGTAGAGCTACTAGAGGCGATGCTGCATCGCGGCGAGTCCTGGAAGGTGGTCGGATGAGTACTGATAATCCACTTGCGCCAATCACTGCCGGCTGGTTAAAGCTGATAAAGATGGCGCAGACCTATAAGCGACCTTTCAGTGACGATGCAAAAGAAGCTCTGGGGTTCTACGCCTCTGATCCGGAGGCCATGTGGGGCCCTGAACAGGCCCGTGCCTATGCCAAGGGGATTGATCTTCCTGCCGTGCGAATCTGCGTGAACCGCGTTTGGGAGGCGGTCCGTCTCTTTACGTCGGTCATCCATCACCGGAATCCCACCCGGGCAGTGACGCCGAAGGACTACCCCATCGTCCCGGCGCCACTCCTGGGGATTTTCCCACAGCCGCCGGTTCCGCAAATGGGGCCCAACGGTCCTGTCATGGGTCCGGACGGCCAGCCGGTAATGATGCCGGACCAGGGCATGATGGCTTACCAGCAGGGCATGGAGCAGCAGCAGTTCAACTACGAACGCCGCAAGATCATCGCTGCGCTCCTGGAGCAGTACCTGAACTACACGCCCAACGAACTGAACCTGAAGCAGCATTCCCGGAAGGTTGTCGAAGAGGCGTTCATCAAAGGCGCTGGCGTGTGGTGGCACGAACTGTACTCCCCTCCTGGAAGTGCAGTGAAGTTCGCCGGCTCCTTCTACGACTCCGTGGACAACCTCGTCTGGGATCCGGACGCTGATGAGTTTGAGGACATCCGCTGGTGTGCCCGCAAGCGTATTCAGCCCATCGATGAAGTGGCGGCGAAGTTTGGCCTGTCCCGCGACGATCTGAAGGGCCACCTGGAATCGTATGCCTCTCGGTCGGACGAGAAGGAACGCGGCTATGAGAACAAGCGCCGCAACGGCCAAACGAACGACATCATCTGCTATTGGGAAATCTATTCTAAGACCGGCTTCGGTGACCGGCTGAAGGACTCCGACAAAGACCTCCGTGGCAAGTTCGACGCCATGGGGCCCAACTGCTACCTCGCCGTCTCCGAAGGCGTTGAGTTCCCGCTGAACATGCCGCTCCCCATGCTCCAGGAGCCGGTAGACGAAACAGGCGTGTCTCAGCAGATGTTCCTTGCCGCCCAATGGCCGATTCCATTCTGGGCAGAACCGGGCGGCTGGCCGTTCACCTTGCTCGCATGGCACGGCAAGCCTGGATACTCATGGCCGGTCTCTTTGATCCGTCCTGGTATCGGGGAATTGAGATTCATTAATTGGGCGATGAGCTTCCTCGCGACCCGCGTGGCGACTTCATCGCAGACGCTGATCGGCGTATCCAAGGCTGCGGACCAAGACCTGAAGTCGAAGATCCTGGAGAAGTCGGAGAAGGGCTTCAACATTGTCGAAATCTCAGAGGCGGTCGGTCGGTCGGTCAACGATGTGATCTCGGTCTTCAACATGCCCGGGGTGACCCAGGACATGTACCAGATCATCGCAGAGGTCACGGCACTCTTTGATCGGCGTGTGGGTCTGACTGAGCTGGTTTACGGAATGACCAGGAACCAGTTCCGATCAGCCGCAGAGGCCCAGGTGAAGGCGGAACAGATTTCGGTACGGCCGGACGACTACGCTTCGATTCTGGAAGACGCTCTCTCGGAGGTCGCACGCAAGGAAGCCCTGTGTGCCCGATGGCTGATTTATCCCCAAGATGTCGAACCGCTCCTGGGCCCGATGGCCGCACAGGCATGGGGCATGCACGTTCAGGGAGAGAACCCGGACAGCATCGTCCGCGAGTATTCGTACCGCGTCGAAGCCGGATCCGCGAGAAAGCCCAACATCGCGACCCGCATCGAAAACATCACCAACGCCATGCAGATCCTTGCACCCATTTCCCAAGGGTTGCTCCAGGCCGGCAGGCCGGAACTCTTCAATGCTCTCTTGGAAGACTGGGGCAAGGCCATGCAAGTCGATGTCGCTCGCTACATGATTCCACCTCCTCCCCAGGGCCCGCCGCCTGGAACTCCACCAGAACAGCCGCCACAAGAACAAGCCAATGCAAATCCCCCAGCAAATCAGTGATCGCGGCCGAGAGGCTGTGGAGGTCTACAAGAACGCCCTTCAGTATGGAGAGCGGTTCGCGGAAATGTGCGCACTTCAGATCGCTCCTGGGACCAAAGGCTCCGACCGGGCGTTTATGCAGGGCCGCATGAACAACCAGCAGTTGGACGACATGCCCGCCGAATCCGCGAAGTGGATGATCAAAGAGGCTAAGGCAGCCGGGATCAACATCTCCGGCAAATACTACTGCGGCGGTCTGGCCGACAAGCGACGGTGGCAAGACCCGGAGGCGTGGGTCTCGTCCAACGACGATGTCCTGCGAGTGGCCAAGAAGCGCCGCATGTCCGTAGCGGGGACAGTGAATTATGACCCCGGTCCTGCCGCCCCGAAGCGGAAGCTGATCAACGAAAAGATCGTGGCCGAAGAGGTCAGGAAGGAACTCCGCAGGAACCCTGGAGCCAAGGCCGGGGAAGTGCGGGAGCGATTCATCGACAAACATGCCTACAAAGCGAAAGGGCGAACATGAGCGAGATTGAGCGTTTCCACACTGGGGCCACCATCACGGCCGGGTCTTCTGCCGCTACTACCACGCCGCGATTCCCGTTTGGTCGGTATGCCGGCGGCGGCGTCCTTATCGGTAGCACCAACGGTGCCACCCAGATTAACTGGCACGTTTCCGCAGGGGCCGAAGACACCCCCGTCCGCATCTACGCTGACGGCTCTGCCCTGACAACTGCCGTGACCGTTGGCGCACATCCGATTCCGGACGCCTGCTTCGGCTTTGCCTACGTCGCCCCCGTCGTCGTCGGTGCCACCACCTGCGCCATGACGGTGTCGGTGAAGGGCTAGTTTCCGTCTCTCACCACAAGAGCGCACTCCCATGCCGATGTCAGCCCGTTTATTGAGGCCCAGAGCCGCTGGGGGCTTCAACCCGAAGAACATTAGCGGGCTTGCTGCTTGGTTCGACGCCGATGATGCCAGCACCTTCACGCTTTCCGGGTCTGCCGTTAGCGAGTGGCGAGACAAGAGCGGCAACGGCTATTCGGTGTCGCAGTCTACGGGCAATAACCAACCAGCAAGAACGGGCACCATCGGGGGCCGTGCGTGCATTGATTTTGACGGCACAAACGACTACCTGGTTTCCGATGGCACTGGGCTAGGCGCGGCGATGAGCGGCGACAAGGCTACAACGACGTTCATTGTGGGCGAGATGCACAATGCAGCGGAATGGGCAATCAACTCTCAGGGCACTTGGGTTAGCTGGGGATCGTCTGCCAGCGCAGCGCAGTTCATCTATTTCCGCACGCCTACGGCCAACAGCGGCCCGGGAATCAATGCGCGAAACGACGCTTCGGTAACGCAAAACAACCCCAACCATGATTTGCCGTCTGGTGATGGCGCAGGCGAAGGGACAGCGATTGACAGTTTCATATATTCGGCATCGATAAGCACCATTGCTAGTGCATCACCGAGCGTAAGCCGCGTTCATACCGCGATGAATGGTTTAGGCGACGGTAGAATAAGTGCCGTGCCGGTCAACGGCAGCGTCAGCGTTGCCACCGCCGGTAGGAGCGGAGCGTTTACACTTAACCGTTTTACCGTTGGTGCGCTTGGTCGAAACGCTTTTTCAGACTACTTCCCCGCCCGCATTGCTGAAGTGATTATCTACTCCAGGGTTTTATCTGATGCTGAGAGGGCGCGTGTTGTGCAATGGCTGGGAGCGAAATACAAACTTTTAGCTCCGGTGCTATGAGATACCTCCGCTCTGCCGACGCCGTCTACGAACAGGCCCGCCTGTCGCTGGATGCCGCATGGGGCTTGCCAAACGACGCGGGCACTGTGACCTGCATTGAACCAGCGGCGACCGCTCCGCGTGACGCACAGGGCCGGATCGTCTTGGCGGTGGATGACTCGTTCTGTGCCTACACGGTTGCGGTCGATTTGCTTCCGCAGTTGCTCGCCAGCGGTGCCGTCGAAGAGATTGACCGCGAAGCGTACATGGCAGCGGTGAGCGAGCCGGAGTGAATTGCCGTCTCCCCACAAGAGAGTGAACTACCGAAAGAAGTTCGGTAGTTGCGCTATTGCACCAGGAGACGGCCAAAGTTCCGGCCAACTTCCGCCGAGATCGTCACGTTATTTCGTAGAAAAACTGGTGCGAATTCCTTACAGAATAGCGGCCACGAAACCGGACGCTAGATGGCATTGCGCCTGCTAGACCGGGCGATAGAATGTTCTTCGGTTTGCAGCGTGCAAATACACCGTCGGTATATCCGTGATCGCCATCCTAAAGTTCGATCTCAGCGACCCCGACGATGAGCGAGCCCACCGCTACGCTCTGGCCGGGCGGGACGCGCTGATCGCCCTGGAGGAGATCGATGAGCATTGCAGGGGGCGGCTGAAACATGGCACGCCGTCTGTCGACGCCACGCACGATCTACAGGCGGTGCGGGCGATGGTGCCACACGAATTGACCGGCCTGCTGCACTGAACACAAGTTGTCGAAAAGTGACAGTTTCCGTACACGCCGCAGAGAGGGCAACTACCGAAAGAACTTCGGCAGTTCACTACTGAAATCAGAGAGGGAACAATGAGCGATCCGCTGGAATGGATGTGGCGCGGTGCGGTTCTCGTCCTGCTGTTTTCCATTTGGGCAGAAGTTCGCCGCCGTTAGTGCGCTCTTGAGCGAACATACGGCCGTGGAGGGACAGTAGTAGGTAGGCACCGGAGAGGTCATGCTTACCTATTTTGACGTAGTAGAACACCTGATTACGTCGTCCTTCGGCGGGCCCCAGGACGCGG